GGTTAATGGGCATAGGGACTGCGATCCACTATATTATTCACGCAATGAAGCACATGCCAGAAGCCAAAGGCATCACTTTTACCGCAACTATGCAGGGCCTAAAGCCAGCCGTCGACGCAGCTAAAGAAATAACACCAGAAACAATCGAACTTACCAGAGACTTCGTTTCGGAACAGGTAAGGCTTGCCCATGCACAAACAGCACAAATTAAAGCAGAAGCTAGCCTAGCAATGTTTGGTGGTCTTTTTGGTGGCTTTAAGAAAACTATTGATGATTCAAAGTCTCAAGGCAAAAAAGAAGTAGTGTTAGAATTAAACGATAGGGAATTTGGCCGAGCAGTAATAGACGCTATAGAAGGAAAATATAATTTAAAAACTGCCGACTAGGTATATTTAAATAAAGAGGTTTAAAAAATGACTATAGAAATACCAGATGCTTTAGCCAAAGAATTAAAAGGATTTGACAAGCTAGACGGGAAAACAATCCCAAATGGACCGGATACACAGGCTCTGGCCGAAAAATGGGGTCAAAGAATTGATATTTTTCACATACCAACCAGCACAACAATTGTTTTCAAAGCATTTTTGAATGACTATTCTGACCAATTTCAATGCGACTGGCAATCAGAAGATGTATATGGGCGCATGGATCCAATTGTACAATATCAAGGAACTAAAAGGAATATTTCTTTAGATTGGACAGTGCCGGCCTTTTCTATGGAAGAGGCTAAATTAAACCAAAGAAAATGTGACGTATTGTTTAGGTTGTTGTATCCTTTATATGACTCTAAAACAGGCGTTAGTAATGCTATGACGATTAGTACTGCGCCAATATTTAGATTAAGATTCGGCAATTTGATTGTTGACTCAGATAGGGGATCTGGTGGCGGCCTAGGATCAGCTAAAAATTCTGGATTAATAGGTACAATTTCTGGTTTTACATATAGTCCAGATTTAGAGCAAGGGATAATTTTTGACAAAGGCGGCCAAGGCAGCGCTGCGGGTCCAAGTGGAGTTGGGATGATGTTCCCAAAAAGCCTTAAGTTGTCTATGGAATACACTGTGTTGCATTCTCATCGACCCGGGGAAAAGCCCTTTTATCAGGGCACAGAAGAATCTAGTTTTGGCGGCAGCAGTGGTGCCGGTGGCTCAAATAATCCAGAAATGGATGAAGCCCGTGGTGCAAGACGAAGAAGCATGGGAGTAAGATAGCGTGAGTAGATTAAATGATAGGTTACTAATTATTAATGGATTAGAAGAATTTAAAAACATGTTCGAAGAGAGAGGTGTCAATCATATTAGACATTTTGGTACGGCTAACTTTACATACCCAGATGAAGACGACATTCTTGAATTACAAATTGACGAACACATATGGAAAAGAGGTGACAAGCTTTTCAAATTAGCATTTACTCACTATGGCGCTTCAGAGCTTTGGTATATAATTGCATGGTTTAACAAAAAACCCACAGAAGCTCATTATAAAAATGGTGATGTGATTCTGATACCAAAACCTGTTACCACAATTCTCAACATGTTTACAAGTAGATAGGAGTTATTATGGCTGGTGCAATACCTACAAATCCCGAGGACATATTAAAACAAGAAGAGGCCGCAGAATCCGGTACCTTTTCAGATGAGTGTTATATATTAGACTATATTGATGTACTATCAATGTTTAATAAATGTAATGGCGCTAATTATAAAAATTTTATTCCCGTTGGAACCTCAGATGGATCTGGTGCTTTTGAGATAATTTCCAAATTGTCCTCTAGAACTGGACTAAGGGAGTTAATAAATATTCGCCCTGCTGATTTAGCTGTATTACAACCAAAAGTAAGAATTTATAAATGCATTTACGACACACCCACCAGCCAATTCCCTAAAATAAGAGAAATTGTTTTTCCGGAATATCTAGACAACACAGATGTTGATATGATAACTTGGACAAGAGGTAAAGTTAGACAAAGAGTTGGCGGCGCCGGTTTAAAAGAATTCAGTTGGGTCTTTGCAGGGACAAACCCAGCCGAAGCGGATAAATTAATTGATGTTAACATGAAATTATCTTTTCAAAGCCCAGAGGATTTCCTAGGAAAAGCATATAATCATTATGATGGAGTCTTTAATAAAGCTGGATTTAGAGAAGATTCACCAGAATTTATCGATTTAATTTTGCATCCACCCACAAGAGATGAAATTAAAGAAGCCGAAAGAAAAGGTGAGTCAGATGAAGTCGGAAAAATGTACAGAATAAAAGCGGTTGTTGGATGGAATGTACCTAAAGAAGGTCTTGAATTCCCATCGCTAGGCCCAAAAGAAGCCGCCGGCTTAAGAGCTATGCTTAGAACTATGAATTTATCAATGTATCTAAACTTAGTTCAACACGAACTTACCATAAAAGAAAATGGCGCACTTGAGGTATCTATTGATTTTGTTGGTTCTTTAGAAACAGCAATTGACGGTAATCAAGCGAACATTTTAGCCGCAGCGGCAGCATTGAATGATCCAAAATATGCATATCCGGGATCAGGAAGAGTATATACAACTTCACAATGGAATAAAATGGCTCAAAGACAAGAGCTTGAAAGGACAATATCGAGCAACAGGAATCAAATCACAGATATGCAGGAAAAAGAACAATGCGCATCCCAATTAGGTATGGGCATGCAAGGAAGAGCAATTTCAGCAGCAATTGAATCTAAAAACGAAATGAACAAACAATTAACTGAAGTGTTGAAAAAATTACATGCGGTTAATAGACAGAAAATATATCAAGAATTCATGACAGCACTAAGGACATCTAGAAAAATAAAAGTAATTCCAGATTTAGGTAAAAATAAAATTAAAAAATGGGAAGAGTCGTTAATATCAAAAAATAGGCTTGGTGGTTCATCCGGTGGGCGCCCCGGCTTTTCCTCAGAATCAATCAGGGGTGCCGGCTTAATGGGAACAAGAAAATTTGACAAGGCGCTTAACAATATTTCAAAATCACAAAGAAAAGGAAATTGGAAAAAAGCAGAAAAAGCGGCTAGCGATTTTCAATCCGAAATGCAGAAAAAAGCAAAAGAAGCCGATAAAAAAAGAATTCATTTTTTGTACTTTGGAGATCTTTTGGAAATTGCATGTGAAGCTTTAAAACCAGAAATGAACAAAGGCGCCGATAATATGACAATCTTATGCGGCCCTGTTATGATTAACCACCCCAGAGATAATTCTATAGTTAGATTTAATCTGGCTGATTTGCCTATTTCTTTAGATTTGTTTTTAGGGTTTTTTATGGAATCAGTTGTGAAGAAGCAAAAAGATACTTACCCTCTTAAACAATTTCTTAAAGATATACTGACAAAGTTAGTCCGGCCGGCCCTCAAGCCATCTACATGTTTCCAAGGAAACAAAAGCCAAAGAAATATAGAAATTGGACAAACAATCGTTACCATTAGCGATGCAACTCATAAATTATTAAAAGGTAAAACTGGCCGGGTTAATGTTTCAAATATTGCGAATGATGATATAGTTCCGTTAGATCCAAACGAGCATGGCCATCAGTGTATGATATTGTATTTAACTAGTTATGCTGCGTCTGACTTAAGAGGAAAAGTTTCAGAAGATCGACAAAAGGGCATTTTCCATTACACGATTGGTCAAGACTCAGGGTTGTTAAGGAAACTAGAGTTTAAAAGATCAGAAACTAAAGGCTTAAGAGAAGCCCGGCAAGCAGACGATAGAAATTTGGGACAATTAAGAGATTTATATAATGCCAATGTTAAATTAATTGGCAATAATATATATATTCCCGGAATGAAAATTTTCTTAAATCCCCCATATGGATTTGGAAGCCCTTTAAAGCAACGATCATTATCTCATACATTGGGTATTGGTGGCTATTATGACGTCATTAAAGTTACATCTACAATCAGTAGGGGTGGTGCCTATACTACAGATTTGGAGTGTATATTTGCTCAATCTGGCGCCCCAATAGAATCTGCGGAAGATAGATGCGAAAAGATCTTGGGCAAAGAAAACTTGAACGATATGCAAAATTTCGAAGAAATGGCAGAGGAAGCTTTCAGCGGCTTCGGAATAGGACCAGACGAACAAACCGAGCGCTCCAAAAGTGCAGATGGGTGTTTAGAAGACGAATTTGCGGGCAAGAGCCAGCAGGACTTCGGAAGTTTCTTCTAAGGGATAAAATATGGCAAGCACAAAAAATCATAAACCACTAGCAAATTATAAAAAAGTTGCAAAACTAGACGAACTTTCTAGAAAGTTTGATTTGCCATATGATAAAGAAATAAGTCCTTTAAATAAAACTGATTTAATTAATGTTTCCGATGATGATAATCATGATTTTGTTTTTGAATTAACAAATCAACCTTCACAAGCGAGACAAATAGATAATCCAAATAAAATACCCCCGATAGCCACCAACGACTTGGGAACAAAAGACATGTTCCACCAGCGAAAATATTACAAAGAAAACTTTTTACCAACTACCCCAACAAGTCAAGCCGGCTGCGAGACAGAATATGGAGGTTATCGTGGTGTTTCCAAAAACCTAACTGCCCCTGTGAAAACTATTGATTTATTATATAATAGAACTTTTTATGGTAGAGTGGATCATTGTGGTTGCCCAGTATATCCATCCGAAATATTCCTAAAGCCAGTTGTATCTGTGGAACAATCTGGAAAAAATAGCACTTTTTTGATTAATTTTGTTGCTGACTCTTTTTCTGAAATGAGCAAATATATCAAAAGGCTGGGAGATTCTGGAAAATTCACAAAAGAAAAGTCAAATTATTTCCCCTTTGTTACAGAGCGCGGCTGGACTTCTATACACGAACAATATCATCAATATATGGAAGCCATGTATTCAGCTTTTATGGACGAGTATCTGATGGAATATGAAAACCTTAAGAAAATTAGAAATTTTGGAGATTGGCTTAATTATTTTGTTAACTTTTTAGATTTTTTATTATCTTCAAATGCCATAACTAGATCAAATTTTATTTTAAAAAAAGAAATTGACCCTAGAATGTCTGGCTTGGTTGTTGAACTTACAGAAACCAACCATGATAGAGATAGAGCAAAATACGCAGATTGGATTAGGGATGAAAATTTTTCAAGCATATTAGATATAGCAGATAGATTTGGGTTCTATATTGACAGAAATGCGCCATGGCGCTTTTTCGCAGACATCAATTCTGTTCCCATGAAAGACGCGATGGCAAAATATGGATATAATGGTGTAGCAGATATGTTTGATAAAGTTTATTATAAAGCATATTTGTATGATATGGAAATTATAAAGACCTACATAACATCTTTTTATAATTCTTTTGCTACCGGGAATCCAATAACAAATGTTGTATTGCCAAATCCAACTGATACAACAAAAACAATGAGAAAAATAATTACAAGAGATGTTATAGCTGATTTTATTATGACTGACCGTCAAATGCTAGCATTATATTATTATATAAGAGCAAAAGAATCATCTAAAACATGGGATCAAAAAAATTTTGATTTTGAAGTAGATTATGCGTATGGAATTTTTAAGTCTTTGGGTACATATGATGCGCTTTTATATATCAATGAAAAAACAAAAATATCTTTCGATAATGGCGGTAATCCGGGCCAACGCCAAAGAATTGTAGTAAAAAATAGAATAAACGACAATATTAATTCGTCTAAAACATCGAGTACTTTCAAGTTTAATATTCGAAGGTATTAACACACAAAGGGAGATTAGATGTTTTTTCAAACTTTAGACGATAAAAACGAATGCGTCAATACATTCGTCGATGGCGAACTTTACAAAGAAGTGCCTCATGATGTTTCTAAAACTTGGAGTTATTCTAGTTTTTTATGGAATCACGATATAGAATATGCACAAATATATTGCAAGGGCAAGACTCTAGACGAAGTATGTCCAGCGCATTTGTCAAATCGATGGGAAAGAGTATCGAGTAGACTCAAAGCTTTTATACGCAGTTTTCATACTGCTAGTATCGACTTGAGTGAAAATTGTTTTTATGACATGGCGCCAAAAAGATTTCTTTTAGAATATTGCGCTATAAAAAATGAAATAAGTGAATGGGTTTTCAAGAATTATGAAAGGCCAGCAAATTATGATTTGATTTTAAATACCCAAAAGGTTCTACTGGATATGAAATATAGAAAGTTAAATTTAAATTTATCTCCATTAAAAAAATATTTTCATGAAAAAAAGGCGCGAACATTATTTAAAACTCTATCGGATGGGGATGCCTATTGTCGCTACAATGTGTTTGGTGCGAAGACAGGGCGATTAACTACAATGCCAGATTCTTTCCCAATTCACACACTCAAGAAAGAATACAGAAATATTATTGAGCCTAATAATGATATTCTTGTTGAGCTAGATTATAATGCTGCTGAGGCAAGAGTTGTCTTGGGTCTTCTAAACAAAGTCCAGCCAGAAATTGATATTCACCAATACCATGCCGATCATTTATACAGGGGTCTTTTAAATAGAAATGATGCAAAGATAAGATTCTTTGCATGGCTATATAATCCAGAGTCTCAAGACTATCTGTCTAACCGGGAATATGACAGAGATTTAATTTTGAGCCATCATTATGTAGACGGTAAAGTCAGAAATATATTCAATCGAGAAATAGAAGCTGATAACTTTCATGCCTTCAATTATCTCATTCAGAGTACTTGTGCTGACTTGGTTTTAGAGAAGATGCATAACATACATAACATGCTCCGTAACAGAAAAAGCTATATTGCATTCACATTGCATGATAGTATTGTAATTGATCTAGCTAAAGAAGATAAAGAATTAATTAATTTAATTATTAATGAATTTAGTAATACTAAATTTGGTAAATTTAAAATTTCAATTAATGCTGGTTATAATTATGGTAATTTAAAATTAATCAATAATTAAGATAGGAGTTATAATGAATGTAATAGGTTTAGGAAAGGCAGGATGTAATATAGCAAAACTTTTTAGCAATTATTCCTACTATAACGTGCTTTTGTATGACACAGATCCAAAATATAAAAGAAAGAAAAATCATTTCTACATACCAGAACAAAAATCTGTTGAACTTTATGATTCAAGTCCAATTAATTTTAAACCAAAGGTAGAAGATGGCGAGGTTTTATTTTTTGTATGCGGTTCCGGTAGGGTTTCTGGTTGTAGTTTATGGATTTTAGAAAAATTTAAAGACAAGAAGATTACAGTTTTTTATATCTACCCAGAGGTAGATTTATTAGACAACAAATCAAAACTCCGTAATCGTGCGCATTTTCATATATTGCAAGAATATGCCAGATCTGGTGTATTTCAAAGAATATTTCTTATTGACAATAAAAATATGAGAGAAATAATTGGAAAAGTGCCAATCATTAAATTTTATCAAAAGATTAACGAACACATTGTCAACGTAATACATATGTTGAACGTATTCAAAAATAGTGAATCAGTTTTCGAAACATTTCAGTCAAACTTAAATACATGCAGGATATCCTCCATATCAGTTCAAGATATGACTTCGGAAATAGAGAAAGAATATTTTTCTTTAAAAAATGTAAATCAAATTAAATATTTCTTTGGCATTAATCGTCAAAGAATAGAAGCCGATGACAATTTGATTGATCAAGTTACATCGATTTCAACCATAAGTAGTTCTGCTGATTGTATTACTTCTTATGGCATCTTTGAAACTAACTATGAGCATGATATATGCTACGCTGTTAAATCTACAGCGACAATACAAACTATTAATATGGAGGAATAATGAGTAGCACTGATGTTGTCTTTTACAAGGGTACTTTTACAAAGAGTAATGGTTCAGACAGAACAATGTATTTTGTCAGATCCAAAGATTTGCCAAACACGTTTATTGAAAGCAACACTACTAATTCCGGACGAAAGCGTAACCTTTCAGAAGGATTGGAGACTGTTTGGGACTTAGAAAATCAAGGCTGGAGAACGTTCAACTGGACTACAGCATATGAAGATGTAAGGGTATTTACTGGATCTACAGAAATATTGAATAAATTTGCGGCGTCAAACGTCGAATAAAAGAAGCAAGATAAGACATTTGTTATCTTGACTATAGGCGAATAGCCACCATTAACTAAAGGAGATTAAAAATGGGTATTGATTTTAAAAAAATGAAAGCAAAACTAATGCAATTGCAAAATAAAGGTAACGGAAGTGCAAATAACTTCTGGCGACCAGAAGAGGGCGACAACCATATCCGCATTGTTCCAACAGCGGATGGAGATCCTTTCAAGGAGTATTGGTTCCACTATAATGTAGGAAAAAATGCTGGGTTCTTGTGCCCAAAGAAGAATTTTAATAAGCCCTGTCCATGTTGTGATTTTGCATGGCATATTATGGGCGAAGCTAAGGCATCAAATGATGTTGAAACACTAAAACTGGCCAAATCCCTTTTGCCTCGACAGAGATTTTTTAGCCCTGTTCTTGTCCGTGGGCAAGAAGACAAAGGTGTTAAAATCTGGGGCTATGGCAAGATGGCATATGAAAACTTACTAAACCTTGTTCTGAATCCTGACTATGGCGACATTACAGATATCGCAGAAGGTACAGATTTGGTTCTTAACTACGGAAAGCCACCCGGCGCGTCATTTCCACAAACTAAGATTCAACCTCGTCGTAGGACTAGTCCTCTATGTGACGAAGGAGTTGACTCACAAAAAGCAAAAGATTTCTTGGATGGAATTCCAGATATCCCTACGCTTTTTGATGAAAAGTCTGCCGAAGAGATTGAAACTATGTTAGATACTTTCTTATCTGGAAAATCTTCAGAATCTGAAACTGAAGCTTCTTCTAGCGAGACTACAAAGTATAATAATGGCGCTACAAAAGCAGGAAACAACGATGATACAAAAAGTGTTGATAAAGCTTTTAACGAGCTTTTAGCTGGCTAATAAGAACCACCCGCAGGGAGGCATGGGGAAACAGATGTCTCATCATTTACAAAACTCATAACAAAGGAGGAACAATGAGTCAAAAAATTATTGGCATGCCTAAAAAAGCTGTCTTTAAAAATATACCAAAACAACATTCTCATGTTAAATATGATGATGTATCTGTTGACATTAAGTCTTGGTATAATCGACCCACAGAGTATAAAACTCTTAAACGATATCTAAAAAACGGATACCAAGAAGCACTATGGATAAGACCTTCGGTAGCAGAACTTCCAAATGGGGATCGATATTTGTTCGATGGCGATCATCGTAGGCATATGTACAAGTTGGCCCACCCAGATGCCAAAACAATGCCAGCGCGAATTGTGAAAGTAAAAACCACTGGTGAGATATCAGATCTATTTGTGCAAGTTAATAAAACAAATACAAAGACCCTGATTCCATCTCAAACATTCTTTCATACTGCCAATGGCACTAAAAAGAATAAACAAGCTGTTGACAAAACGGTGAGCTTTCTTGAGGCCGCCAAACTTTGTGTTAGTATGAAAACAGGGGAACCGGGAGCATTTGTTGGATCTGGGGCTGGATTTTATACAGACTCTCCGATTGGTACGCATGTTGGTAGATTTACAAAACTTATGAAGATGGTTGATCATAAAAAACAACCAATTGTATATTCTAGTAAAATAGTTCAATCATTGTTCACATGTGAGCATGAACTTGGCATACAGATTTGTGGACAACTGTTGAGTGGTATGGCGCTAGTATTTCACAATACCAAGCTGTCTCCAGATCATCATCTATATGATTCTTTTGTAACTTTTCTAAAAAGTCACAAAAAACATGTCTTGAAGCAAAAAACATTCTCAACATCCTTTAAGGACGCCGGATATGCTATCAGTAATAATACTGAAAAGTCGATTGCTTTGGGAATTATGAAGCTTTTTGCTGTAAATACACCAGAAAAAGCAAGTGAAATTAAACAGTTGTTTGGTAATTATACACAGACCTTGGAGAAGGTGTTGTTTAAAGGTCCATAGTGGGCTAACCGCAGGAAGGCATGGGTCACAGATGCCTTATCTACCATAATGGAGGAGATATGAAATATTTCGCACTGACCGCACTGCTAATTGCATGCGAAGATAAGTCGGAAGATTCAGCAGAATCTGAAGAGTCTGAAGAAGTTTCTGAAGAGTCTGAATAAAAACAAAAAAGCCGCAGGGAGGCATGGGTTACAAGATGCCTCATTATTATATAAGGAAATAAATATGACTATAATTGGTAAAGGAAGTAGTGTAAAGATTCACTATAAAGGAACGTTAGACGATGGCTCTGAATTTGATAGCTCCCATAAGAGAAATCAAACTTTGGATTTTAAACTTGGTACAGGTGCTTTACTCCCAGCTTTTGAAGAAGCTATTGTTGGCTTGAAGACGGGGGATACTACAAGTTTTAGATTGACCAAGCAGCAGGCTTATGGTGATTATATGCAAGAAGCCGTAAGGACTGTACCCAAAACAGCTTTCCCTCCAGACATGACGTTTGAGGTGGGTGCTAAAGTAGGAGGTACAAATGCAAATGGTCAACAAATTATTGCGGTCATCAATGAGGTGAGCGATTCAGATGTTGTTTTGGATCACAATCATCCATTGGCTGGCAAGGACATCAATTTTGAAGTTGAAATTGTTGATGTTACAACGGAATAAGGTAGGTTATTGTGGGAAAAGTAGTTAAAATGAAAAAGAATATTGGAAAATTATCTAAAAAAGATAAACTAAAACTTTTAAATAAACTTGCTGGACAAGATGTAGCTTTTGATTTAAGCGCTTCAAACCCAACAGAAGTTACAGAATGGATTCCCACTGGGTCTAGGTGGTTGGACTCTATAATCAAAAGAGGAGAACTAGGGGGTATCCCAGTTGGTAAGATTACAGAAATTGCTGGATTGCAATCAACTGGGAAATCCTTCCTAGCAGCCCAAATATCAGCAAACGCTCAGAAGCAGGGCAAGGATGTGTTTTATTTTGATTCTGAGTCTGCCATTGACCCTACCTTCCTTATCAAAGCAGGATGTGATTTAGGGGAAGTTACAGACGATTTAGGAGACTTTACATATGTCCAAGCAAAAAGCGTGGAGTTTGTGTTGGAGTCTATAGAGACGGTTATAAATGCCGGTGTCGAGGGGGCATTATTTGTTTGGGATTCGGTGGCATTGACACCGACTATATCTGACATTGAGACAGATATGAACCCCCAACGCACCATGGCCATGAAGGCTAGAATCCTATCTAAGGCGTTGTCAAAGTTAATTCAACCTATAACTAACTCCAATGCTACATTGCTATGTTTAAACCAACTCAAAGCTAATATTAGCGCTAGTTCGCCAGCAATGGCTCTTGTGTCACCATATATTACGCCCGGAGGTAAGGCTCTGAATTATTCCTACTCCCTGCGTATTTGGCTCACAGGGCGCAAAGCAAAGGCATCTTTCGTGTATGATGATAAAGGCTATAGGATTGGCTCTGAAGTTAAAGTAAAGCTAGAGAAATCTAGGTTTGGAACTCAAGGGAGAACATGTAATTTTAAGATATTGTGGGGAGAAGACGTAGGAGTGCAAGATGAAGAAAGTTGGTTTGATGCTATTAGTAAATCAAAACATCTTAATAATTCTGGCGCTTGGTTTTCTCTAGATTTAGGAGGAGGAAAGACCAAAAAGTTTCAAAAGAAAAGTTGGGTTGGACTTCTACAAAGTGATGAAGGTTTTAGAAAACGTGTATTAGAAATTATGGATGAAGAAGTCATCTTAAAGTTTGATAAAAGACTTGGGGATGCATCTAACTATTATGATACTGAAGGAGGTGAGGAATAAAGTAACATATAAAAAAACGTGTGTTGGTGTTCAGCCCTGCTGCTCCGGTGGCAGGGTTTTTTATTTGAATATTTAACATGCAAGTTCGTCTTATTGACGAACACATAAACACAGAGGGAAATATGAAAAGAGTATTAATAATAGATGCTTTAAATATGTTTTTTAGATCCTATGCAATTAATCCAAGTCTTGCTTTGTCTGGTAATCCTATTGGCGGCTGCATGGGATTTCTTAAATCATTTCAGAAGTCTATTCGCCTTACAGACCCAGATGAAGTAATCGTTGTTTGGGATGGCGCTGGAGGGAGCGCTAAGAAAAGACATATAAATAAAGAATATAAAATGGGCCGACGAGTTGTACACATGCCTAAAGATATGCATGGAAAATTAGAAGGCCAAAAAGAATTAGAAAATAAGATTTGGCAGCAATCTAGGTTATTTGAATATCTAGATAATCTTCCTATACACCAATTTGTTTTTGATTCTGTAGAGGCAGATGATGTTATTGCCGTGCTAGTTCAAGCCAATGAGTTAGAAGACTACCAGAAAGTTATATTTTCCAATGATCGAGACTTTATGCAACTTTGTGGTGATTCTACTGTGTTATATCGACCTGCGAAAGATGAGATTCTAAATACCAATAGAATACTAGAAGAATTCAAGGTTCATCCCAAAAATATGGCCTTAGCAAGAGCTATAGTTGGTGATAAATCTGATAATTTGCCCGGTGTCCCGGGTGTTGGATTTGGTAGAATTACTAAGTATTTTTCATTCTTAGGTGAAAATGAAGAATATACCGTTCAAGATTTTATCAGCAAATGCGAGAAAATGAACGAAACCAAAACAAACAAAGCCCTGCAAAGTATTTTAGAACATAAAAAAGAAATATTTCAGAATTATAGAATAATGCAGTTATATAATCCGTCTATTAGTTACCAATCAAAACAAGAAATTGGATATTGCTTGGAAAATAATGAGAAACACTACAACATGACAAATTTTCGACTCATGCTAGCTGAGGATGGTTTTATGACTTACAACTGGAATGTTTTGGAAACAACGATGAAGCGAATATCACGATGAAGGGGGGTGGCGCAATGAATATGAGAAAAGCAGATAGTTTTTCCTTTTTTGGAAAATCTTTTCAAGACAATTTATGTCAATTAATTTTAGATGATCGACCTTTTTGCGATCAAATCTCAGAAGTGTTAGATATAAATTTTTTAGAACTTGGATATCTACAGGTTTTTGTAAGGAAAGTATTTCAATACAGAGAAAAATACCATGTACATCCGACATATGACATTATGGCGACGATTTTGAGAACTGGTATAGCTGATGAACCGGAGGCACTACAAAAGCAGCTTAGAGATTATTTTGCTAGAATTAAAAGCACTTCTGTTGATGGAGTTGAATATATCAAGGATATAAGTTTAGACTTTTGTAAAAAGCAAAAACTTAAAGAAGCTTTATTTGAAACAATTAAATTGCTACAAACTTCTTCTTTTGATGAAATTAGCAAGGTTATAAACGATGCCCTTATATTGGGCTGCGCAAATGATAATGGCCATGATTATTTGGCTGATTTTGAAGAGAGATTTACATTTAAAGCTAGGAACCCAACGACAACTGGATGGGATGAAATAGATTCTATAACTAAAGGTGGTTTAGGTAAATCTGAACTCGGAGTTGTCATCGCGCCAACGGGTGCTGGGAAGAGTATGGTATTGGCACATCTTGGCGCCACTGCTGTTGTGCAAGGTAAAACAGTTGTACATTATACTTTAGAACTCAAAGATACCGTTGTCGGTCAAAGGTATGATAGTTGTATCACAGGTCTTGACCTGTCAGACTTACGAAAATTTAAAGAATTAGTTTACGATAAGATTAGCCAATTGGAAGGGAAGCTTATAATTAAAGAGTACCCTACTAAGTCTGCGTCACCACAGACAATCAGAAATCACTTGGAAAAACTCAAGAAGAGAGATATTATACCTGATATGATTATTATTGATTACGCCGACTTACTTAAGCCTATTAAAGCTCACAAAGAAAGAAGGATCGATTTGGAAACAATATATGAAGATATAAGAGCAATTGCACAAGAGCAAGATTGTCCTGTGTGGACTGCTTCTCAGACAAATAGATCTGGATTGAATGCTGAGGTAATTACTATGGAAGCAATCTCAGAGGCGTTTAATAAGTGTTTTGTGGCAGACTTTATTTGCACTGTGTCTCGTACTATAGAAGATAAAGCAGTAAACGCTGGTAGGATGTTTGTGGCCAAAAATAGAAATGGCCCTGATGGTATTGTATACCCTGCTCAAATTAATTGGGCAAATGTTAGTATTGATGTTTTACCGGATGAAGGTGAAACTTTAGAGGAAGTCAAACAAAAAAGCTTGGCTGACAAGAAAGCAGAGTTATTTAAAAAATACAGAAACAAGGAGTAAAGATATGGAAATAGCGTCTAGAATATTATCCGATATCACCGTATATATGAAATATGCAAGATATCAAGAAGAATTGAATCGTAGAGAAAACTGGCATGAATTGGTAACAAGAAACATGAACATGCATATAAAAAAATATCCAGAATTAGAACAGCAGATCCGGGATAATTATCAGTTTGTTTATGATAAAAAAGTGTTACCTTCAATGCGCTCGATGCAGTTTGCAGGAAAGCCTATAGACGTATCTCCAAATAGAGTATTCAATTGTGCGTATTTACCCATAGATGATATTAGGGCTTTTAGTGAAACAATGTTTTTACTTCTTGGAGGAACCGGTGTAGGATTTTCTGTACAGAAACACCATGTAGAGAAACTACCAGAAATATTGAAACCAAATGCAAAACGATCTAGACGATATCTAATTGGAGATAGTATTGAAGGGTGGTCCGATGCGGTGAAAGCATTGCTGCATTCTTACTTTAAAGGAACATCGAAATTAAGATTTGACTATTCAGACATTAGACCAAAAGGCTCTAGGTTGGTTACATCTGGTGGTAAAGCTCCCGGACCTCAACCACTAAGGGAGTGTTTGGTAAAAATTGAAGGCATTTTACAGTTAAAAGACAGTGGAGATAAACTGTCCACACTAGAGGTTCATGATATTGTCTGTCACATCGCAGACGCAGTATTGGCCGGCGGCATCCGCCGGGCAGCTTTAATCTCTCTGTTTTCGGTAGACGATGAAGAGATGTTGGCGGCCAAGACGGGTAACTGGTGGGAAGAGAACCCACAAAGAGGTCGAGCAAACAATTCTGTTATGCTCATGAGGCACTTAGCAGACGAAGAACTGTTCATGAAACTGTGGGATAGAATCAAAGCCTCTGGTGCAGGAGAACCCGGCATCTATTTTACAAATGATATGGAATATGGCACCAATCCTTGTTGTGAAATCAGTCTAAGATCTTTTCAATTTTGTAATTTAACAGAAGTAAATGTTAGCGACATAGAAGACCAAGAAGATTATGAGAACAGATCTAAAGCTGCTGCCTTCATAGGCACCCTACAAGCCTCATATACGGACTTTCATTACCTTCGCCCTATCTGGCAGCGCAACACAGAGAAAGACTATTTAATCGGCGTTTCTATGACTGGAATCGCATCTGGCAAAGTATTGGAAATGGACATGAAATCAGCAGCGAATGTCGTGAAAGAAGAAAACGCTAGAGTTGCTGAATTAATTAACATCAAACCTGCTTCTCGTTGCACCACTACCAAGCCGGCCGGCACTACTTCGTTGGTATTCGGCACCTCAAGTGGTATCCACGCGTGGCATAACAACTATTATATACGCAGAATCCGCGTAGGAAAGAACGAGCCAATCTATCGATACCTAGAAAAGAATCACCCTAATATGGTTGAAGATGAATTCTTTCGACCACACGACACAGCGGTAATATCAGTGCCACAAAAATCTCCCCCCGGTGCAATTACTAGAACAGAAACCGCGCTAGATTTATTAAACCGAGTCAAGACCGTACATACACAATGGGTAAAGAAAGGTCACCGCAGCGGTCAAAATACCAACAATGTTTCTGCCACAATTACTATTAAACCATACGAGTGGCAAGAAGTGGGTAAGTGGATGTGGGAGAATAGGAAATTTTATAATGGACTTTCAGTCTTACCATATAGTGATCATACATATAAGCAACCTCCTTTTTCTGATTCTAGTAAAGAAGAATATGAAAATTTAATGAAAGAGTTAAAAGAGTTAGATATTACACTAATTACTGAAGAAGAAGATAACACGGATTTGCAAGGCGAAATAGCTTGCGCTGGCGGTGCGTGTGAATTAACATTTTAGAGGAACAAACATGAAGAAATTATTTGAAAATTGGAGAAGATATGTATTATCCGAGGCTACTTTCGCCTCAGCCCAAAGGCGCATTGAGGAAGACATGATGCCTTTCTTTGTTTTATCTGCCGCTAGAGGTGAACGCGGAACTAAATATAGCAGAGGAAACATTGCAGCATCTAGGGACTTAAAGAGTTTTTTAAAATCAAAAGGGCTATCTTACACTATAGTTTCTGGTGGATATACAGAAGCAGTCAGAGATGAAGAGGGCGAACCAACAGGACAAATGTCTGATGTTTCTGAAGAAAGTTATCTTGTTTTTGGCCCACAACCACACTATGGAGATCCAGAAGCAGCTATTAGTAGCGTTCAAGAATTGTTTGAAATAGCTAAACAAGCAGCAGTAGTCGATCAGTCTAATCCTCAAGAAACATTTTCTTTTGGATATCCTAGAACTGTAAGTGATCCTGTGGAGGGTGATAAAAAAGAAATGTTAATTGCGTTATATACCCCAGACGCCCCTGCACCCGGACCACAAAATGCATTTACAGAATGGGGCGGTCCATGGAATTCATTTCAAAAAATGATGGAAGACACTGGCGCCTATACTAAGGTTCGCGGGACAAAAGGACAGTTCGCAGAACAAAAACTAGCCGAAGCTAGAGCAATAAAAGTAAAAACGTTTAATGACGGAGCAAAAAAGAATAGCCAAATAAAATATTGGACAAAAATGAAAAAGAGATGGTTAGCGGAAAGCAAAAACTTAAAATAATGGAGGAAAAGTGAATATAAAACCATGTAATCGACACCTACTAATAGAAGAAGTAACCAAGGAGGAAAAGAAAGAATCTCGAATTATTCTCCCAGATGAACTTAAAGTGAATAAAGATCCCTTTAAAATCGTCAAAGTCTTATCTTGTGCAGATGATTGTCAAAAAATCAAAAAAGAAGGTGTACACATTGTTGTCCCATCTAATATGATTGAAACAATCAATGTATTTGAATCTGAACATAAAATTATACAAGAGAATTATGTCAATCTCATTGTGGAGGTATAGGTGAGTGATAAAGCATTTAAAAAACTTTGGAGAAATGTTAATATGTCTTCTGTGCATGGAGCTTCGGGCGCCCGAACCGATACCAATCCTAAACTTTCTGGTAGACTTCGAAAAGGAAACCAATCAACCAGAAGACACGAAATCTCCATAACGATAGAAGACTTAAAAGAGGCATGGGAGAAACAAAATGGCAAATGTTATTGGCTAAAGATAGACATGTCTTTAGAAGACTTGTTTATTAGTAGATCACCCTTTGCTCCATCGGTCGACAGACT